ATTTCATGATAGTTTAGCACTAGATATTATTCAATTATTTAGTAATTGCTGGAATGAATCAATTTGTGTAATTGAAACAATGGAGTCATTGGTATATGAATTTGTTAATAATTTCTTTGATATATATGATTTTCCACGTAGGTCCTATGATGTATTATTAGACAAAGAGACTTCTGATGTTTTATCGAAACAAATTGATGTTTTGCGAAATGAACCACAACCAAAGCAAAGAACAATGGAATGGTACGAAAATAGACATAATATGATAACAGCATCTAATATGTGGAAAATACTTAGTACGGAAAGTCAAATAAATAGCATCATATATGAAAAATGTAAACCACTAGACCCTAGTCGTAGAATAATGAGTGCTTCAATGAATTGGGGAAATGTTTTCGAACCTGTATCAATAAAAGTATATGAAGATAAATTTACAACAAAAATTGAAGACTTTGGTTGTATTCGTCACCCAAAAATACATTTTATTGGTGCTTCACCTGATGGTATTAATGTTGACCCTAATTCAGATAAATACGGGCGTATGTTAGAAGTAAAAAATATATATAATCGTGATATTAATGGAATACCAAAAGAAGAATATTGGATACAAATGCAAATACAGCTAGAAACATGTAATTTAGAATATTGTGATTTCTTAGAAACACGTTTCTTAGAATACAATAATGAAAATGACTTCTATAATGGAGAACATCAATACAAAGGAATTATATTATATTTTATGAAAGATTATAGTAATGAAGTTATTCATGAATATATGCCATTTCATATTAAAACAAAAAAAGAAATTGATGAATGGATTTCTGACGCTCAAATGAAAATAGATGCAGAATATAAACTCACACGTACTAATTATTGGTATTTAGATGAATTATCATGTGTAGTCGTAAAACGTAACAGAATGTGGTTTGAAGATGCTAAAGAAAAAATTATTGACATATGGAATATTATACAAAAAGAGAAAAAAGAAGGATTTTCACATAGAGAACCCAAAAAGAAAATTAAAACAAATATATTGATTACCCAAATAGATAGCTCACATATAATTCATAATTTACAAATAGAGAAGAAAGTTAATTTAATTAAATTACATTAATAAAATAATTTTTAAAAGTATATAAACTTTTTTTCATATTACTAAGAAACATGGATAATGATATGTTTGTTAGTAAACGTAATGGCTCATTGGAACCCGTTTCATTTGATAAAATATTGAAACGAATGAAAACTATAAATAATAATTACAGTTTAAAAATAAACTGTGCTCCTTTAACTATGAAAGTAATAGATCAATTGTATAATAATATTTCTACTTCTAAAATAGACGATTTAACTGCAGAACAATGTGCGGCACTTTCATCAACACATCCTGATTATAATGTAATGGCTGGAGTAATAAGCATATCAAGTTATCAAAAAAATACAAATCCTAGTTTCAGTGAGACTATGGGTTTATTATATAATTTCAAAGATAAACATGATATTCATCATCCTTTAATAGATAAAAATTTTTATGATTTTGTTTCGCAAAATTCTGAATTTTGTGATAATTTAGTTCAACATGAACGTGATTTTTTAATTGATTATTTTGGTTTTAAAACACTTGAACGTGCTTATTTAATGAAACTAGATGGAAAACCAATAGAACGAATTCAACATATGTGGTTGCGTGTTGCTATTGGTATTCATGGTTCAAATAAAATTAAAATTGCCGAAACATACGAACATATGTCACAAAAATATTTTACACATGCTACACCTACATTATTTAATGCTGGTACACCAAAACCACAATTAAGTTCTTGTTTTTTACAAGCAATGGAAAGTGATTCTATTGAAGGTATTTATAATACATTAAAAGATTGTGCGCTTATTTCAAAATGGGCGGGTGGTATTGGTTTACATATTCATAATATCCGTGCATCTGGTAGTCATATTAGAGGTACCAATGGTTCTTCTAATGGAATTGTACCTATGTTAAAGGTATTTAATAACACTGCTAAGTACGTTGACCAGGGAGGCGGACGACGTAATGGTTCTTTTGCAATTTATTTGGAACCCTGGCATGCAGACGTAGAATTATTTTTACAAATGAGAAAAAATCATGGAGATGAAGAATTAAAAGCCCGTGATTTGTTTTATGCATTATGGGTTCCTGATTTATTAATGGAACGTATTAAAACAAATGGAGATTGGACTCTTATGTGTCCTGATGAATGTCCTGGATTAAGTGATGTTTATGGAGATGAATTCAAAGAACTTTATTGTCGCTATGAATCTGAAGGAAAAGGAAGAAAAACTATGAGTGCACGTGATTTATGGTTTCAAATATTAGACGCTCAAATGGAAACTGGTACACCATATTTATTATATAAAGATGCTTGTAATATGAAATCCAATCAGAAAAATATCGGTACTATTAAATCAAGTAATTTATGCACTGAAATTGTAGAATACAGTGATAGTACTGAAACAGCTGTTTGTAATTTGGCTTCTATTGCACTTCCTACTTTTGTGGATGCATCTGGAATGTTTAATTATGAAAAATTACATGATGTAACAAAGATTGTTACAGAAAATTTGAATCGAGTTATTGATGTAAACTATTATCCAACAGAAAAAACACGAAAAAGTAATATGAGACATAGACCTATTGGATTGGGTGTTTCTGGATTGGCCGATGTATTTTTGAAAATGAATATGTCTTTTTATTGTGACGAAGCAAAACAAATAAATAAAAATATTTTTGAGACAATTTATCATGCTGCATTGGAAAAATCTTGTGAAATAGCGCAGGTTCAAGGACAATATGAAACATTTGTTGGTTCACCAGCAAGTGAAGGAATATTACAATTTGATATGTGGGGATTTCAACCTGATACAAATAGATATGATTGGGAATCATTGAAAACCAATATTAAAATGTTTGGTTTACGTAATTCTCTTTTAATGGCACCTATGCCTACTGCATCAACATCACAAATTTTAGGTGTTAATGAATGTATCGAACCGATTACAAGTAATATTTATAATAGACGTACATTAGCAGGTGAATTTATGTTAACAAATAAGTATTTGATGAGTGATTTATTAAAAATAGATATGTGGAATGAAAATATTAAAAACAATATCATTGCAAACAATGGTAGTGTTCAACATATAGAATTGATTCCTCAAGAAATCAAAGACAAATATAAAACTGTTTGGGAAATACCAATGCGTAATTTAATTGATATGGCAGCTGATAGAGGTGTATATATTTGTCAAAGTCAAAGTTTGAATTTATGGTTAGAAGAACCAGATTATAACAAACTAACATCAATGCATTTTTATTCATGGTCTAAAGGATTGAAAACTGGTATTTATTATTTACGTAGACGTGCACGTCATCAAGCACAACAATTTACAATTGAACCAGAGAAAAAGGAAATTCGAAGTGAATCATTTGGTGATGACGAACATACTTGTGAAATGTGTAGTGCTTAACGTCATTTTCTTGAAGAGCGTTTTTTATGAGTTCTTCTCTTCTTAGTTTTTCTTTTACCACCGAATGAATTTTCAACATTTGAATATCCTTCATCACTACTTTTATTTAAGTGTTGGTACATTTTTAAGTTATCTTTTCTACTAGATGCTCCAAACAATGCAAGTGCTTCAGAATCTTTTAAAAATTTAATTTGACCTCTAGTATCATCAATATTATTAGTACTACTTGATGCATTTACCCAATAATATGTTTCGGTGCCTCCTGCATTTTTATATTCACCATCTGGTGTTAAATAAATCTGTACTGCCGCCGTAGACCCAGCATCATATCTATAATTAGGCCCTAAACTTATTCCACCGCTTCCACTGCTTGATACTATAGTAGGCTCAAAATATACCATATTTTTAAAATCTTTGTCGAAAGCTGATAAACTATATAATTCTCTCTTTTGTGCACTTGTAACTCCTTCATCTTTACATGCCTTATAAAATATGTCAGGACTATTATGAATAAAGTCTGTATCTATTAATTCGTGATCTGTTAATTGTGCTTTTTGTCCTACAAGCAGTTCTGCTGTAGGCTTATTACCTGAGGTATAGTTGTAATTAGAAATATTTTCTGTATAATCAATAACAAATTCTCTCCATCTATCAATACTATAATTGTATTTATAACTAGTTGTATCTAAAATTGTTTTTATATTTGTTAAATTATTTGAAACTCTATTAAAAACTTTAATAACATTTTCAGGAATAAGATAAACATTTTTTTTGGTCTTAGTTTTTGTTATATCAAGTGTACCTTTACCAAAAATTACTTCAGGATCCTCACTCACAGCACCTGTAATACCATCTGATGCATCAACAATTTCATATTTTTCACCAGAAGTATTAATAGAATCTTCTAAATATCTTTTCAAATTTTCTAAGTGTTTCATATTAATTTCAATCTGTTTTACAACCTTGTATTTCTTGTTATCAGTAGCTTCATATACATTTCTTTTATAATAAACCGAACCAGGTTTTATATCTCTTTTCTCTATTTCTGTAGAATAACATTCAAGTATAAATGATGCATCATATGTAGAGGCTATACTAGCAGAGTAACCTGATGAAGTAGGTTTAGTCCATGTAAAATCAATAAAAAAAGCTCTTCCAGGTTGCCATTTTAAATCACTAATAGGAATGGGTACTGATGTTTTTAAATTATCTTTATAATATTTAACACCTGTAATTTTTACATCACCGGCCGATGCATCTTTAATTTCACCATTTGCATCTTCTAATATTACTAAAAATTCTGGACTTGAATCAACTTTTTTTCGAAAATCTTGAAAACTAGCATCATTATCCATTGTTACAATATCTAAAACACTTTTTGTTGCTTCACTAATTAATTTTCTATCGGCAATTAATTTGGCTTCATTCGCTTTATCCACTTTTTCTTGGTCTTTTAATAATAGTCCAGAAGTTGTACTTGAAGTTGTACTTGAAGTTGACATTATACATTATTTATAGAAATTTATATTCGTTAAACAACATATTTAAAAATGTATTAAAATTTTAAATATGGACGATTTTGTATTATCCAATCTTCATGAATCTAGAAATGAATGGTGTGCTCGTTTAGTAAGTATTTTAACACCTTTAGTAAATGAAGGTGTAAGATCTATTTTCAATGAAGCGCTAAAAATGTGTGCTGAAACAAATAAAGAAAAATATTTAATGACTTTTCAAAATTTATTAGCCAGAATTCCTAAATGGAATGCCACAATCATTGAAGATGAAAAGAAAAGAATTATTGAAAGAAGTGGATGTAATTATTTAGAAGATTTAATCACTTGCGTACATATTATTCAATTAAAAGTATTAACATGCATTCGTGTTGGTAATAAACAAAAACAAATCGATATTTCTATTCCTAAATTAGATAATTTTATTCACAAAGTCTACATTCATACTGCAAGAAAATGTTACAGTAACGTTTATTTATTTGAAAATCGTATCAGTCCATTACAAATGCAAAAAAATAACCGCGAATTAGAACATATTATTCAAGAATGTATTTTATTAACCATTCGCGAAAGCATTCCAACTGAAGAAATTATTCGTGCATATATGGATGAAACCACAGAACAAGAAGAAGAAGTAATTATTGAAGACATTCCAGAAGAAACCAAAGAAGATAAAAAAGAAGAACCAAAGGAAGATAAACCACAACCACAATCCGAGCCAGAAGAAGAACCAATAAAAGAAGAAATTCCAGTAGTACCATCCATTGTAAATAAAGATAATGAAAAAGTAACTACAAAATTGACATTTGATGATTATGATAGTACACAAGATGCCGATACAGGATTTATAGAAAAAATAGAGGCACCTAAGACCATTGAGCGATTAGAAGAAATATCCAATGCTCGTGCATTAGAACGTAAATTGGAAGAAGCAGAAGAAGAAGAAAATGAAAGAATAAAAATTCATGGAGATACTCTGAATTTAGGTAGTTTAGATATTTTGGATATTAATAATGATTTACCAATAAATGATAATTTAGTATTGGATGATGTTGAAGTTTTAGCTTAATTCGTTAAACATTAAATATATTTATTTAATGTTTCTTTATAATGGAAAAAATATTTTTCTTGTCTTTCATCATTAGTGTCGTATTTTTTATAATAAAAGCCGTTGAAATGAAATATTTTGATAAACAACCAAAACCTTTGAAGTTAATTGTTCGTGATACCATTGTAGTATTTGTCTGTAGTTTTATTCCAATTTTAATGTATTTTCAATTTGATGGAAAAATGAGCGAAATTTTCCAAATGGGCGAAGAAGTTGTAGGTCCAACTGAAGTCTTTACTGGAGAACCTGAGTTTTAAACTTAAGTAAATCACATATTTTATCATAACAATAAAAATTAACACCATTAACAAAAAAAGATCTGAATAAACATATCATTAAACCATTATATAAACCACCTTGTTTCATTGCTTGTTTTATAGAATTACAAGACTCATTTTGTAATCGCGTTTTAATTGTATCGATAGGATATGTAAAAATCCATGAACTCATTCCTGCAAATCCTCCTGAAATAAAAATTGGAATTCCATATTCTTTCAATTTATAATAACTATAAAAATATAAAAAAGTAGATGGTATTTCACAAGCACATACAACATACAACAAGTAGAATTTATTAATGAATTTTGTATTAATGGATATTTAATACCTTGAAATAATCGTTTATAACTCATATTTTTTGTATTTATAAATGAAGAACTTTGACGAAGAGTTTTAATTGTATCAAATGGATATCCTATAAAAATATGTATTGAACCAGATAAACATGAACTAATTAAAGAAATATTCATAGATATTTTTTCTTCTTGTTTATTCATTTATATAATTATTTATAAATGAATATTTTTATATAATTAGTTTGAATAATTTTCGACTTTGTCAATATCAATAATTTGTGTATTTTCTTCAATTATTTGTATTAAATATTGACTAAAAAAATCAAATTCTAATTGTTTTTCAGGAATATGTTTATGAACGGTTCGTGCAATCATTTTATATAATTTAAAATCTGGATATCTTTCGCTACCATTTTTTTTATACAAACTATTCAAATTTTTATCATCAGTACACCATCTATATACTGTTTTTTGTAATTCATCCATATCTTCATATTCTTCTTCATCAATTATAAAATCATAAATAGAGCAACCAAGACGACATAAATCAAAACTCATATTTGGCTCTATACGTGGTTTATTTTTATTATAAAATGGTTCACAATTATATTGTGTAGCTGCATCTCCGCCTGTTTTAAAACTATCACTACAGAATATTTTCCCTTTATATTTATAAATGCTTCTACCAAAGTCGATTATTTTGTATATTTTACCATAAGTAGGTACTTTATAGTAATTATTATTGTATTTATAATAAATAAATTCTTCATCTGTTAATTTGTAAACAATATTATTAGTATGTAAATCATTATGTGTAAAATGAAATGCTTTTTGATATGTAATTAAAGTCATAATTATTTGCAATAATGCAGCAGAACCATTTTCTTCATTAATTTCTCCATTTTCAAACAATTCATCAATTGTACCATCACATTTTTCTAAACAAATCATTTGCACTGGAAAATTGTTAATATATGCAAAAACATTTTCTTCCATTGATTCTTCTGAGTCATCATCATCTTCACTATCTTCATCGCTATCTTCTCCAAAATCTTCTTCACTGCTATCATTTTCATCTCCATTTTCTTCTTCACTATCATCATCTTCATCACTTGTTACACTTTGTTTTTCATCTTTTGTATAAACTTCTTCTAAATCATTGATTACTATTTCATCTGTTAAAATAGCAACTTCTTCTAATGGAATAATATCACAATCATATTCTACATCATTTTCAGAAATATTAAGTTTATTACGATTTGTTCTAGAATAATTCATATGTTGTTTAAATAAATCAAATCTACTTATACTAAATAATTTATTCAAATGATCTGAAAAAAAGCTAGAATCACCCAAATATTCAAAATCATCACTAACATTCATTTTATATTTGTTCTGAACTGTTAAAAATGAACCAAAATAATCAATACCGTTTGAAAAACTATTATGATGTAATAACTTACTAGACAAAAAACTGAAAAAGTTGTCAACATATGAAGAATTATTTACAGATTCTATTTTTTCATGAACGTTTTCATTATTATATTTAGGCAAAGTTCTGATATTATCATCATTAACTTCATATTTACCAATCATATATCTAATAGGGTCTAATAAAGGCGAAAATTTAATAAATATATCTTTTTTTTCATTTTCCATTGTATTCATATTTTTTACTGTTTCTAAATCTATCATTTGATATTTGTTATTAAATCCAATTTTGTCGTAATTTGTTTCATCCATATTAAAAAAAACAGAATACGTTGGATTATAGTTTGATAAACTAACATCAATAAATGGATTATAATCTATATTTTTATCTTCTTCTGTTGCTACAAATTGATTTTTCATTTTATCTAATTCTAAGTTCTCTAAAAGTGAATATGATAGCTGGAATTTTTCACTGTCTCCCATTTATAATCAACAAAAACATTAAAAATGTAAAATATAAACGGGTTCGTCCATTATTTGTTAAAAATATATATATACTATTCAAATGACTTTGGAACTTAAAAGATTTAATATGAGAGATATTACATTTAAAGTTCATGAAAATAAAGGACCTGTTATAGTTCTCATTGGAAGGCGTGATACTGGTAAAACATTTTTAGTAAGAGATTTATTATATTATCATCAAGATATTCCTATTGGTACCGTTATTTCGGGTACTGAAGCAGGTAATGGTTTTTACAAAGAACATGTACCTAAACTTTTTATTCACGATGAATATAATACGGTTCTCATTGAAAATATTTTAAGACGTCAAAAAACTGTTTTAAAACAAATGAAAAAGGAAGTTGAAACATATAAAAAAACTACAATTGACCCAAGAGCATTTGTTATTATGGATGATTGTTTATACGACCAAAGTTGGACTCGTGATAAAATGATGCGTTTGCTTTTTATGAATGGGCGTCATTGGAAGATCATGTTGATTATTACAATGCAATATCCTCTTGGTATACCACCGAATTTACGTACAAATATTGATTATGTATTTATATTACGAGAACCATATTTAACAAATAGAAAGCGTATATGGGAAAATTATGCATCTATGTTTCCTACTTTAGAAAGTTTTTGCGCGGTTATGGATAATACTACTGAGAACTATGAATGTTTAGTTATTAATAATAATGCAAAATCTAATAAATTAACCGACCAAATTTTCTGGTATAAAGCTGAAAACCATGGACCTTTCAAATTAGGTTCGAAAGAGTTTTGGGAAATTAGTAAAAATCTTGGCTCGGATGATGAAGATGAAGCATATGACCCAAATAATCATAAAAAGAAAAATAAAGGTGCTAATATTAACGTTAAGAAAACAAATTGGTAAATTTAATATTGTAATATTATATATAATATTAAATGGATTTAGTTGGTGATATTTTTTTAGCTGGTGAAATTGGTAATCAAGGACGTCATCATGAACGTCATCATCATGGTAATGGTATAGGTGAAGTACAATTATTAGATGATATAGTAGTAGAGAATAGAAAACCATGTGAATTACAACAAGAAATGCATAAAACACGTATAGGAAAAAAATTTTTAGCTTTATTCGAACATTTATGTAAAAAAGGTACAGAACCTCAAATGTTAGATATGTTATTTGGAAATCCAAATTACCAAGCTAATATGGAAAATGAAGGTTTTAAAGACCATTTTTATGCAATAAAAGTTTTAGAAAAATTAAAACTAGAAGAAAGAGAACAATTATACGAATTAGTTGAAAATTTTATTGACAAAGGACAGGATTTTAAATTTGATAAAGAACATAATATGTTTCAAGAACTGAATCATCAAGAGAAAGATTTTAACGATTTATTGAGCTTTAATTTAAATTCTTTTGATGATATGGCGATGCGTGATTTTAATTATAATGAAGATAGAATTAGTATAGGATTTGCTAGAAATTTACTTGTTGGAGCCCATTTTGATAATATAACAAATATTAAATTACAATCATATCATGGCACAACAATTGACCAAAATCCAAATATAGGTTTTTATATTTATGTTGGTGAAAATGATAAAAACTTTAAAACATATTTTATTGATTGCGAACATGAATCAGGTAAATCATTTAAAATTACTCAAGTAAAAGGTCAAGATGGCGGTATTCTTGGATTTTTTAATGGTAATGAAGATATTCCAGATAAAGACAAAGACGGTTCTTATTATGACGGATTAATAAAAGAATTTGCAGTTGACGGTAAAAAAATTTTTATTGCTAAAGATCCTTTTTCTGAAACAGATAATTGTATAAAAGAAGAATTAAAAAAAGAAGAACCAAGAACAAGTAAAGGTGATGATGTAACTGAACCTGTAAACCCTGAATCTGAAACTAAACCTGTAACTGATGAAGAAGACTCTAATAAAAATAATGAAGATATAGTAGGTGGTAAACGTAAAACCAAAAAAAGAAAGAACAAAACTAAAAAAAGAAAAAACAAAACAAAGAAAGGTGGTAAAAAACGTAATACCAGAAAAAGAACTACAAGAAAGAAAAATTGATTTTATTTATTATAAAAAATATAATCAATATAATGATGGGAAATACTATGGATATTAATATTCACTCATACGAAAAAACAGAATTTAATAAAAGATGCGATGAAATATTAATCACAAACAAAACTGATGAAAATAAAGCATTTAATATGATGTTAAGTCTATTAGATACATTTCTACAAACTTTTAATATTAATGATATTGATAATATAAATATTAATATTTTTCGAATTCAAGGAAAACAATTATTTTCAGTCATTTATAAGTTATTCAATCATCCTGATATTATTACAGAATTTGAACATGATATTGATAACAAAAATGAAAACAATATGAAAGAATATAATGGATATTTAACTTTTATGAATAATATCAAATATATAGTTGATAATATTGAATATGTTGATTTACATAAAGAAAGTGATTTTTCAAAAAAATGTAATGAATGTGTTAAATATTTATATAAAATGCAAAAAGATATGGAAGAAACAAATAAAGTACTAGAAAGTCTCAATCAATCATTAGAAAAATTAGCTAATACATTAACATCCATTAATTAATGGAGAATCCAGGTATCGATCCTGGTACCTCTCGCATGCTAAGCGAGCGCTCTACCATTTGAGCTAAATCCCCGAAAAGTGCTACAATTGTAGCTAAAGGAGAATAATGGAATCGAACCAATAACCTCTCATAAGCCATACGAGCGCTCTACCACTGAGCTAATTCCCCATACGACAACTGCAGGACTCGAACCTACGCATCCATTGGATAATGCCTTAGCAGGGCATCGCCTTAACCACTCGGCCAAGTTGCCATTATATTATAATATTATAAATCTATTTATTTGCGTCTTCTATTACTTTTTTATTGTGTTCTTTTGTATCGTCTTCTGTTGTTGCATCTCTACTTTCAAAATCAACTGTTTGATTAACACCAATCAATTCACCTTCTTTAGTAATTGTTTGTGTTAACTTATTACCTGACTTTTCTGCCAATTTAACATTTTCTTCAATAGCTTTTCGTTTTGTTTCTTTTACACGTCTATCAAATTCTTCTTTAGCCTTTGCTTCATTTTTAATTTTCTCATTGTGTAATTGATTTAATTCTTCTTCCATAAATTCAACACGACCTGTTTTATATGCATCTGGATCCCATGGAATCCACATTCCAACTGGACCTACAAAAATATCATGATTAGGGTCAACTTCACGTAATCGTTTACATTTCATTTCAGCTTCTTCTTGTGTTGAGAAAACACCACGAACTTTTAACCCACGAACACTTGTTTGAAAATTATTTTGACGCTGAAATTCCAAATTCATTTTTTCTTCATTTTGATCCACAAAAGTTTTGTAATCATCTTCAATAGTACTGTTCTTCAAATTTTCCTTTTCTTCATCTACAAATTCATGAAAATCTTTCACTATGTCATCTACTTTCAAATTATATTTATATGAAATAAAGTTTAGGAAATCAACAGTTTTTGTAATTGTTTTAGTAAAATCCCATTGACGAACAAATTCATCAAACAAAAATCTTTCCTTTTGTTTAATAATATTCTCCGGTGAAACAAATGATAAACATGCAAATTTTTGACCGGCAATTGGTTGATCTTCATCGCATAAATCTACATATTTAGGATTTTCTTCCCCGTTTGGAAGTTTTTTTCTTTCAAATCCACTCATTATATAATTTATATTCAATAAACTATTTAAGTTATTTTAATTTATTTTAATTAAAAAATTTATGTTTTCATATAATATATAATGTCTGGAGTTGATTTCAGTGAACTTATCAAAAGAGCCATCAAATATTTAGTTGAAGGTGTTATTGTTGCTATTGCTGCATACACCATTCCTAAGAAAGCCTTGAATATTGAAGAAATTGTCATAATTGGTCTTATGGCTGCCGCTACATTCTCCATTCTTGATGTATTCGTCCCATCTATTGCATCCAGTGCCAGAGGTGGTGCAGGTTTCGGTATCGGTGCCAACCTTGTCGGATTCCCAAGAATGATGTAAATATCATAAATATTTAGTAAAATATATTAAATATTTATTTGCACTTATTTGAATCTAATAATAAATTTATAATATTTGTATTTTTTCCAATTATTCTCCGCTGTGTCAAATAATATTTGTATAATCCATGTCCTAAAACACCAAATATAGCAATATATGAAATAATTAGCGTATTATATAAATAAACAGTATTTGTTATTTCATTTGACTTTATTTCAATACTCTCGTTTTCATCACTAGTACTTTCTGCAATAATATTTGATGTAACAAAAAATCCTTTAGGTGATTCTTTGATTTTTAATTCTGATAAATTCACTTTGTATATCAAA